GTTAGGTACATATGTGCATAGCGCTTGTAGCAAGCATCAGAAAGAACTAATCAATATATCCCCTCGTGATTTAGTGGTGAGATATGTTCAGCCTATTTGGGGCATGTGTACCCCAAGGCAAAAACGTTCTTTTACCGTTTGTTTCAAGAAAGAGTACGGTCTATTCATATCAGAAGAAAGAGGCAACGTCGTTAGTATCAGCGGCAAGCAGCGGCGTGATTATTCTGCTCGTGTGGCAGCTAATAATAAAAGAAATGGTACTGTAAAGAAAGCAACGAGAGGTGAAAATATAGTTACCTCTGGTTCTGCCAAGAGGGTTGACCCGCTCGCTGCTCTAAAAGCACGCCAAGGGAAAATAGTTTCTGCTTCCACACAAGCTAAATATGATAGATTTGGTGCCAAGAAACAAACTCTCAAGATGAACAACGCTAGGAGCAGGAAGTTTGAAGCTCAATCCGGGAAGGACTTTATTAATTATTTCATGACTGACGTCGACTATGTAGTACCCGCCTATGTCGTGGATTACCTGGCTGATGATAGTAATGATGTTAAGTACCCCTATTTTGAGTTTAGGGCTTTTAAACAATGGGCAACTGTTGCTTCTGAAGAATGCGATGATAATAATATAGGCGAATGGATTTACCATGCTTGTAGGTGGTTTAGGTATAAATTTTCATATCAGCACACTGATAAAAATCCTCCTATGCTTTTTAAGATAATGATCCATTACCTCCTCAAGATATATACTTTTTCAGAAGTTTTTCCCGTCGATTTTATACGCGATATATGTAGTGGTAAAAATCTTCATAGTAGATCCAAGAAAGAAATTCGCTCCTCCGCTTTCTTATGGTGCGTTAGTTTAAGAACGCGCATTAGCCGTGATATTCTACAAGAGATTTACTTTGGTACCCAGGTAACCAAGAAAGTTGACGAGAAAGTTCTCGAAGAGAATATGACCTATCTGGTTAAATACGAACATGAGATAACCGGCGAGGACACCGACGTTATTGCTAGGCGTATAGCAGGTAAGTTTGTTGAAACGAGTTCTTTCGCTCAACAAATTATTGCTGGACTTAAACTAGCTCTTACATTCGCTGCGGCTAGCGTGTTTGCCACCTTTATTTCTCTAGGGGTCATGTCTCTTTTATGTTGGATAGCTTCCAAAGTTTCGCCTGCACGTGCTCCTGAAGACTTTCCTTTGACTACCGAGGAGCTTGAAGATTTTACTAGACTGGCTAATAAAATGGCTCAGGCTGGTTATATGACCCATGTTGTTAAATCGCAGACCGCCTCCCCGACTAAGGATGATAAGGTCAAGCTCAAAAACGTCGCAGCCAAGTTAGCTGATAAAGGTACTGCTACTTTGGCAATGCCCCACATATCTCCCCAAGGAGGTCTATTGGATGCGGCTATTGGGAAAATCATTTCCAACATGTATTGTGTACTGAGCAAACATGGTTATCAGATAGGCGCCTTGACCTACATAGCCGGCCAGATCGCTTTGATGAACAAACATGTCTATGAAGGGACAGATGTATTTGCCCTTGTTCCTTTTGATCAAAGAAATGAGGTAGCAATGCATACAGTTTATAAAAGGGATACTAAAGTGCTTTATCATGATTCCAAGAATGACGTGGCAATAGTCTTCATGCCCTCTACTAGGCAGCACGCGCGCATAGACAAACTTTTCATTTCTGAGCATGACGTTGAGAATACTTCTTTGGCTGGTAAAGCCGGAGCTATATTACATTACAACAGTTCTACGATCTCCAAAGATATTGGTCTAGTTACTATTGTGGGCTATTCTGATCAGGCTGTTGATTTCGGTGAGCAGCGAAAAGTAACTATGAATAGATGGATACAATATAGATGGCCAGGCGCCGTGCCCGGTTCCTGCGGATCCATACTTGTTAAAAACACTACTAAAGGTTGGCGCATATATGGAATGCACGCCGCTGGGGCACCCTCTACGCACACTGGCATAGCCACTTTGGTCACCAATCAACTAGTAAGGGATTATGTTTTATCTAATGAGCCCACATGCAAAGTCAAGAAAATGAACCCAATAGATTTAATCGCTCTTGAGGATAATGATGACCTTCACGGGTCCTATACCTATGAATTTAGGCCGGAACTTATCGAGTCTCAAGGTGGTACGGTTACGGTGGCAAACCTTAAAGGTAGTTTTTATAGCCCCGTTAAGACCAGCGCAACTGACACTACGGTGTTCGTGCCTACCCCATTCACTACTCACTCTTTTATGGGTGGGCCCCCGAAGATACCGGCCACTCTCGATCGTGAAAGTTATGTCAACGCTAGAAAGAAAGAGTTAGCCTATAGTGCTGTCCATGACCCGGACCCTATGGTTAAAGTCATTCTTAAAGAGTGCGGGGAAGATATCAGGAACAAGACTTACGACAACAAGAAAAATTTGTTCTTGAATTGTAGAACTCTCACTCTTGAGGAGGCTCTTTACGGCTTTGGCGATCTCGAACCTTTTGATAAACATACTTCTAAAGGTATGCGTATGAGACTTTGGAACAAGTCTAAGAAAGCTCTTCTCGAAAAAGATCCTGAAACGTATGCTTTCTTTTCCCAGCGTATAGCCGAACTCGACGACGCTCGTAACAATTTCATTTTCTACTATCAATTAAATTTTGATAAACTTAAAGATGAACTTAGGCCTCCCGACAGGGTTGCTGCTAAGAAAACTCGTATCTTTAAAGTTACTGATTTTGTAGACAATGTTCAACTTAAGAGAGCTGTGGGCGATATGGTAAACCGCAATAAAACTTGGTTTGGTCTCACTCCTCCTACTTGTGGGATAAATCCCTACTCTCAATTCTGGGCTCTCATTGCTCAAGCCTTTGAAGACCTTAAAACTCTTTTTATGGATATAGCAGGTTTCGAATCAGTGGTAATCATGTTGGTCGCTTATTATATGTGGCCCATGATTGAAGACTGTTATGACACGTTCGAATCACGATTGTTTGCCATACTCGAGATCGTAAAGTGCATGCAATGCATACGATTCGACCTTGGCATTGGATTTTGGCTTGGTAGGCAAAACAGTTCAGGTAATTGGATTACGACTTGGTTGAATACCCACGCCAACATCATGTTTCTATGCGTCGTGGCTGCGTTCTTGGCAATTAAAAACAATGAGTGCCCTAGGGAAGCCATCATGGGTCTCCTTCTCAAGATTTATTCTGACGACAATCTCACTGCGTTGCGCAATAAAGCCTGGTATACTGCTGTGGCCGTCGCTGCAGCCTTTGATAAGCTTTTCCATATTCAGACTACTGGAACTGATAAAGGTGGAGTGACAGAAGAGGGCTGCTCAGGGACTATATGGGACGCCGAATTCTTGTCTCGTGGTTTTGTAAAACGTCAGGGACAAGTTTTTGCCCCTTTAAGCAGGAGTTCTCTTCTTGCCCAGCTGTATTATGTTAAAGTACCTAAAGGATTGCGCGGTGATCCTGACTTTGTCCTTAAACAACTTCAGATCAACTTAGAGAATGTCTCTAGGGAATTGTATGAGTATGATCCCGTGGAAGCCTCTGAGATAGAGGAGTCTATAAGGAATTTCCTTTCTGAAAATAAAATTCCTTGTCACTTTCCCCGCAGAACCATAAGCGGTGTGGAAAAACGCTTGGCCTCTTACTAGTTGACGCCAATGTCCTGGGGGACGTAAAACACCCGAATTTGCGGAAGCTTTGCAAGCAATCCTTTTAAAGTTTTTGTTCTTCCAAGATGGAGAACTTAGAAAACGCAACCGTGGTTCAACCTGCCACAAAAAGTGACTTATCCGATTGGATAGGAGCCCCCGTCATTCCTGACCCCGTACCCACAGAAGGGGTTAGAGTTGGTGAGGACAAGGTAGTACCCGATTACCTGGCCTTTGCCAACAGAACTTATGAGTTCTTGCCCGACGCCTATGGAATAGATCATCTGTCTATAGGGCCGGCTAACTCCACCACTTCTATGTGGAGTTTGTGGGATCTCATGAATAATGGTATTTTTGATAGCTTAGCTACTTATTATGAAGGAATCGCTTATGACTCTGTGCAGTTCCGCTTTACTCTAAGCAACCCTAAAGGTATAGCCGGAGCTGTCGCGGTAGGCGTTGTGCCTTATGTTAATTGGTTTGGCGATGCTTTCAACAATACGGTTGGTCATATGACCCAAAATAATATGACCTACCAACATATGCTGCTTGCCCCCGATATGCAGCTTATGAATTATGGTGCTGGGCAAGATGCCGTTGTTGACATACCTTGGCAGAGTAATTTTTCGTATTGGCCCACCTCTGCCATTGGGTCTTATTCCCCGAGCACTAGTGGTAACAATATGCCTCCTGGTGTCCCCGTTATCGTTGTATCCGATGTAGTTTCCAGGTTCGTATCTTCCCAAACTCAACCTGCACAGCTGAGGATTTTCGTTAATTTCAAAAATCTCAGGTGGTTGGGTCCACGCGCCGACACAAGTGGAGCCACTATGTACCATAAGGGCAATATGCCCAAGGATATGTGCCCTCAATCAGGAGTTGAACCCTTGGCTATAGCTGCTTTGGGTTCTGTTATAGTTGACGCGGCAGTGAACGTTGGGGCTGAAATAATAGGCGACGTACTGTCACCTAGTGTTTCTTCTTTTGATGAAAACGTATATAAATCAGGCACTTTTGAAGCCCCTCAAGCTGTTCAAATGGCCTATGCTGGAGATACTACTAGCGTTGGGCCCCCCTCTACTACCCCTATATTTCGAAGTTGGATGGACCAGCCAAGAAGTAAGCATTCTGTACTTGAGATGCTTAGGGATCCCCAGTTTCTTGAAACTATGATAACTGGTGCTTCTGAAGGGAAATATTGGGCCAATCCCACAGCTCCCCGTGGTGTCCCTAGTGTTTCCACCGCTAACCAAGACTGTACGTATTTTAGGTTCTTTTCTAAAGTCGCCCAGTATTGGAGGGGCACCATTAACTTCCACTTTCTTATATGTGGCCACCCCATGATTGAAGTTGAATATGATCTCAACATAGGGTACTCGCCTTTCTTTCCTAACACCGACGGATCCATGTCTAGGAATTCTGTGCTTAAGGGCATATGTTCTGGCGTCCATCATATAAAAGTACCTATGCCTTCTTTGAGTCTCTACGATCACTTTCCTGTGATCGATTCTAAGGATACCGCGGAAGCCCAGGTTAATGAGTTTAGTCCATCTACTCTCCATTTTTCGTTCAACGTTGTTTCTACTATGTTGAACGTTGCCCCTCTCATCCCCGTTATATCTTTTATTAGCGCGGGAGAAGACTTCGAATTCCTTCAACCTAGACCAGTTGGTTTGAGCGATGTTGAAATCAGTATGATAAAACCCGTGAAAACCAAGACTGGTAATGCCCGGGCTATCGGGTTTCAACCCCAGATAGGTTTGCCCCCTGTCACGGAGGTTTTCGAAACTAGGGCCAAAGCCCAGAATTCAGCGAAAATGTTGGTCCCACTGCATAATGTGGAAGACTTTATGTTGATCTGGTCTCGCGCTTTGCCTTATCTGAGTTATGATAGCAATGATGAACCTATAGTTGATATACACGCTTGTGTTAATCCCTATTGGTGGCCTATGATAGGTGGTTCTGCTTCCTATACTCTCGACGTAAATAATTCGTGGTTCGTCACGAATGATTACATATCTTATCTCAGCTCCCCCTTTTTGTTCTACAAAGGCTCTATTGGGCTCAAGATACTCTGTCAAAGTTCCGATGCGACAGGTTTTAAGTATGTTGGCCTTAGGTCTGGATTTCCACGGCAAAATACCCACAACCCTTTTACGACTAGCGACAATTGGCTGCCTCCTACGGCCAATTTTGGCTTTGGGTGTGTGGTGACTCCTGTAGAACAACAGCCCGTGTTGGAAATAACCCTGCCTCAAAGGTCTATTTTCACATGGGGACTCACTAACCCCGCCCAGACAGGTCGTTTTATGGGCGGCGAAGTTACTGCCACGGTATCTAACGCTTCTATTAATAGTAATGTCGTCCTGCACACCGCTGGCTCCGATTTGCAAGATGCTCTGTTTCGCAAAGTTGGAGATGACTTCGTATTGGCTGTCCGCACTTGGTTGCCCCCCCCGACCCTCTGGGTTGCTAATGGGTTCGACTGGGTGTGATAGGCACCGACGCAGCAGAGGAACCCGGTGGTTCATGGACTTCGTGCGCTGATCCGAGCGCCCAAGGCTCTGAACCCGAGTCAGGCTCTTCGACCCCCTG